ACGTGTTGGGCCGGGATGGACCTGTCTCGAAGTACGGCATCCCATGCCGCTCGCTCGTCGTCGTCCAGCTCCAACAGGGCGCGCTCGACCAGGCCCATCCTGCCGGTGCGCGCTCGGGTTGCCTGCAGCGCCTGCTCGACCCGTTCCTGGGGTGACGGGCCCGGCTTCGCCATCAGCGGTCCAATGCCTTGTCGCGCTCGACCGGGATGCCTGCGGCCTCGAGTAGCAGCCGCACGCCCGACTCGGTGCTGCGCTGCATCCGCTCGACCGACTGCAGGCGGGCGTCGTGGCCGGTGAACGCCTCCTCGAGTGACGCAGCCCGGCCCTCGAGCCGGGTCACCTGATCCTTGATCGACGCCCCGTGGTTCGGCGTGACCTCATGGAGCACGACCTGGCCGGCCTGCTCGACCTTCTTGACCCGCCGGGTCAGGGCACCGCCGCCGATGAGGGCGACGAGCACCGCGGCGAACGCCGACAGCGCAGCGGCAGCAACAACGGCGTCGGCATCGGAGAGGGCTGCGAGGGTCATGGCGCGAGCCGCTTCGCCAGTTCGTCGGCCACCACCTTGGGCAGCGACGACAGGTCTGGGGCCGAGCCCTTGCCGGCCTTGGGGAGCCGCTCGACCGTGGCGCGCACCAGGCCGTCGGCGTAGCGCATCCAGTCGGCGTCGGTCGGGTTGCGCGGGATGGCGTTGACCACTACGTCATCGAGGACCTGGACCTCGCCGGCCTTGCCGCCCTTCGCTGCGGTCAGGAGGAACTGGTACAGCTTGAGCTGGTCGTTGTTCTGGACCTCGGTGCGGGTCAGCAGGTTGGTCAGCCACACGGTCTTGGAGGACCGGCCTCGAATGAGCATCATCGGTTCGTCCTCCTCGGACGGTCGCTGGGCGGCGGCGGGTGCCGCCCCCATGAGTTGCGCGACGCGGGCACGGAACGTGGCCCCGTCGATCGAGTGGGCGTCGACCTTGCGGCGCGGTGCCCACTCCCGGTGCTGGCAGACCATCGACGCCTGGTAGCGCCCACGGGCCAGCGCAGCGTGGATGCGGGCGCTCGTCTCGACCTGGTCGGGTCGCCACGGCTCGGTGCCGGTGTTCTCGACCTCGAGGCCCATGACCGACGAGTTGCCGCTCAGGCCCCGCCAGCCGCCAGCGCCGGCATGGTTCGCCCGACCCGACGCGATGACGTAGACGCTGTTGTCGCGGGCTTGGGCGACGTTGCACAGGGGGCCGGGCAGGTCGGCCCGCCCGTAGATCAGGACGTTCAGCGACGGAATGTTGCCCCGGCGCGCCCCGGCGGTGTGGTGATGCACCGCGCCGCGAGGCGTGTAGGACGCGCTGCCGCGCTCGCGCCAGCCGGCGACCTCGACCACCGTGAGGCCCGCAGCGCGCAGGCGGTCAGCCAGCTCCAGGTCACGCGGCACCGAACAGCTCCTCGTAGGCGCGGACCCGCTCGGCGACCGAGGCCGGGTCATCGAACTCAACGTCGGCGAACAGGACCAGGGCGGCCACGTCGCCGTCGTCGGTCAGTTGGTGGGGGACACCGAAGTCGAGGTCGCAGCCGTCCAGCGCGTCCTCGTCCATGTCACGACGCCTCGAGCTTGAGTGCCAGCTCGGAGGTGAACACCCCGGTCGGCTCGAGGTCGTGGTCGGACTGCAGGGTCCGCACCACGTCGACCACCTCGCCGGTGTACCAACTCGTCACCGGCCGGCCGAGGAGCAACTCCATCTGCTCCACGACGTAGCCGGTGGAACCGGGGCACACGTCGGGGAAGTCACCCGGCTCGATCGGCAGGCGGGGGTCCAGCGCCGGCTCGAGCACCGCTGCGGTCGACTCGCCACCGATCACCACGCCCTCGGGCTCGGTCACCTCGTCCTTGCGTCCAGCCATGTCAGCTCCCGAGGCCGTGGAGGAGGTCGTCCACCTCGGCCAGTAGTTCGTCGTCGGTGGGGCCGTCGTCGTGCCCCGAGTCCTCCACGTCACCCTCGTCGCCCGCTACGGCCTCCTCAGCGGCCTCTACGGCGTCGTCGGTGTCGTCCTCCTGCGATCCCTCGCCCTCGGCCTCAGTGTCGCTCTCAGCCCCTTCTACGGCGTCCTCGGGGGCAGCGAGGAACGCTGCGCCCTTGATGGCGCTCAACCCGTCGGCCAGGTCCAGGTCGCCCGACTGCATCTGCAACACGATGCGCGTCACGTCCTCGACCGGCACCAGCAGCCGCTGGCCCTCGGCCTGACCCGGCATCCGCACCGACAGGCCGGGGAAGCCGGGCACCGCCGGCTCGGGGGCGTCGCCACCCGAGCGGATCGCCAGGAGCTCGGTGCCGCGCACCGCCCCGACGAGCACCGGGGATGTCTCGGCCAGCTCGCCCTTGGTGATGACCCGCACCCCGGGCCCGTACTCCTCGGAGCCATCCCGGTCGGCCTGGCGGGTGAAGCCGACACTGAACTGGTCGAGCGTGCCGACCCGGAGCTGGTAGGCCACCTGGCCGGCGAGGGGCACGAACTCGGCGTCGTCCAGCTCGCCGTGGAGGATCAGCCCGCGGGAGTCCTCCTCCCAGTCCAGCCACCGGCCGATCGGCTGGTCCCAGTTGTGGCTAAACACGATCTTGGGCATCCGCCGCGACAGCGACTCGCTGAACACACCGGGAGCGAACACGGTGTTGTAGTCGTCCACCGTGCCGTAGGTCAGCACGCGGGCACTGATGCGCCGACCCTCGGCGGGGTCGCCGTCGGCGTTGCCGAAGCGCACCTCAGCGCCGGGCACGCCCCGGTCGCGGTTCTCCAGTGCGGCGGGCGAGTGCCGCAGCTCGGTCGGTCGGGCCATCAGAACTCCTCGGAGTAGACGATCTCGTGTACGGCCACGCCGGCCCCGGGCGGCAGGTCGGCCGGGTCGTAGCTGTGCGCCTCAGCGATGTGCTCGGCCAGCTCGGGCAGTGAGCAGACGAACCCGACCTCGACGCGGTCCCCCTGGGACCACGGGCCGGCGACGGCGCGCAGGTCCACCACCCACGACTCGGAGCAGTCACCGATCGGGCACCCGACACTGACGTTGCGCAGCTTCATGCCGGCACCTCCTCGCGGTGGTCCTCGGTGCAGTCGGTCCCGCAGCACACCGGCTCGCACAGCGGGTGGCCGGCCGAGATGAGCCACAGGTGCCGCCGGGACCAGTCGACGCTGCCCCGATGAATGAACGCGTGGCAGTAGATGCACAACAGCCGGCAGTTCTCCATCGTGTCGGGCCCGCCCTGGGAGCGCATCCAGCGGTGGTGGACCTCCGAGCCCAGCCCGGGGCACAGCGGGTGGATGTCGCCCTCGCAGCGTCCAGCGGCTCGAGCGGCGACGCGGTCACAGAACGACTTGTACCCGGCGACCGTGTCGGTCACCGGGGCCAGCGGCTCGGCCAGCCGCATGGGGTGGACCTTGCGCCGCGGGCGGGTGCGCGGGCCGAGGCTCACACCGTCACGCCCTTGGGCCACACGGCGAACATCCGCCCATCAGGGCGGGTCCAGATCGGCACCTCGACCTCGTAGTGGCGGCGACGCCAGCCGAAGGTGGGAGTCTCGAGCGCCAGGGTGATGAGCGACCGCTGCCCGCAGACCTCCTCGACCGAGCCGTCCCACGGGCCGCCGACCCACTCGAAGCGGGTGACGTGGTGTTCGCCGTTCGCGCCGTCACGAACCGAGGGGTGGCGGCCGGCGTTGCTCATGATCCGACCCCGGCGATCACGGCGTCCCAGGAGATGCGCCCCAGCGCAGCGTCGACCACCAGCCGCTCCACCGAGCGCAGCTCGACGGACTCAGCACCGCGCAGCACCACCGGACCCTGGGCCCGGTCGGCGAACTGCTCGGGGGTCAGGTGCCCGACGGTGCAGCGGCAGCGCACCGTGTTCGATGGGCTGGCGTTCGGGTCACCGGGGTAGGCCATGGCCTCGCCGTTGACCCGGAACACGTCCCCGGCCGGGATGACCTGGCCGTCGGCCGAGATGTGGTGCTGGCGGGTGCGGCCGTCGATCTGGGTGATCCACTCCGTGCCGGCCACCACGCTCGGCCCGTAGCCCAGCGCCGTGGTCACCGACCCGCCGTTGTAGGCGGCGATCACCTCGGTGCGCGCCACGGCCACCGCCCGGTTGCGGTAGGTCTGCTGGAACAGCCCCTCGATGCGGCGGGCCAGGTCGGGGATGCTGTCACCGTCGGCCACACCAGCGGCGAGCGCCTCTTGGATGTTGCGGTACGTCGTGGCGGTCACGTTGCCGGCGAGCTGGTTCGCCCGGGTGCGGATGAAGTCCTGGACGTAGGGGGCCTGCAGGTCGAACGACAGCCCGTACTTGGCATACACGTCGAGCATGGCGTCGAGGTCCGTGCCGGCCATCGTGACCACCGCGGCGATCTCGGACTCGAACTCGGCCGCGGTGCGCGCCGTCCAGAACTGGCGGTCGAACAACGGCTCGGCGCGCAGCTCGCCCTTGCGATGCGCTGACACGCCCCGGTTCCCCTGCAGCCGGTCGAGGACCGCCCGCTCCTGGGCGTCGAGCAGGGACTGGAACCGCCGCTCGAAGGTGTGCTCCAGGGCCGTCAGCTTCACGTCGACCGCCTGGGCGATGCGCCTGCGCCGCTCGAGCGCCCGCTCCTCGACGCTCGGCGCGGTGCGCTCCACCTCAACGTCGGCCGGCGTCGGGGCCGGCTCGGCAGGCTGGTCCTCCACCGAGTCGTCGCCCGGCTCGTCGGTCACGTCGTCGGGGTCGTAGCCGAGCATCTCGCGCCCCTCCGCTCGGGTCAGCAGCCCCGTCGCCACCGCCTCGACCAGGGTCGGGAACGCGATGACCGGCTCCTCGCGCAGCTCGTTGACCTCGGTGTAGTCCCACCAGCACAGGTCCGAGCCGCCGCCGATGCGCGGGGCCAGTTGGTTGTTGACCGTGTCGGCCAGCTCCTCGGCCAGCGGCAGGATCGTGTTCACCCAGTACGTCTCGATCTCACGCTCGGCGTTCGCATAGGTGCGCCCCGAGACATCACCCAGCCGGCCCAGCGGCACACCCAGGGCGACGCAGACCGAGCGCAGCTTGGCGGCGTACCGCTCGAGCGCCTGGGACTCCCGCTGGCTCATGCCGACGGTGACGACCTGCAGCGCCTCGGACGGCGACAGGTTGGACCCGAACTGGGTCTCGAGGAACGCCGTCTTGCCGGCGTTGTCCGGGCCCCGGTGCCGCCCGTCGTACTGCGACCGGAACGCCTCGCGCTCGGCGTCGTCGGCGATCTCCTCGTGAATCACGATGGTCGCCGGCTTGGAGTCGTTGCGCAGGAACGCCACGTCGTAGCGGTCCTGGCTGACCATGACCTCAACGTCGAGGCTGGCAGCGTCCAGCGCGCTGACCGGCTCGCGGAAG